GCCCCGCCTGTTGTTCCTCGGCTTTGAGCCGCCGCACCACCTCGTCGACATTCGGCACCTGTAGGTGCTCAAGCAGGGTGCGGGTATCAACTCGTTGCATCTCGGCCAAGCGGAAGAACATATTGGCCTTCGACTGCTTGTCGAGCGGCAACGAACTGTCGGTCTGCATCTCAATATCGAACTCGAAGTACACCGGGTCCGTTTCCCCGAGTGCCTTCACAAACTCCTGATACTGGCCCTCGTCTGCGATCTCCTGTCGCGCCGAAGGCACCACCTTCTCCGGCCCCTGTTCCTCGTAGTCGCGGCGCTCGCGCTCGCTGACCGCAGCCTCCATCACCGCGTCGGCTTGTGCGCGGGAGTTCCCGAGGGTGCGGTAGTTGATGTCCCCGTTCTCGTCCTTCCAGTGCATCTGGCGCGGCTCGGAGTAGTGCTGCTGCATGAGCCGGACCATGAGGTAGGCGATGCGCTTGAGCGTCCACTCCAGAGTGCGGGTGTGGCCGGTCTCGATGAGCGAGGTCACTTCCACCGCGCTTTGCCGCTGTTTCTTTCCCACAAGCCCCTTGAGCGCGTCGGTGACGCCGGTGATCTCCTCGATCACGGTGGGGAAGAACTGAATAAGCTGTGCAATCATCTGGTTTGGCATCGGCACTTCAAGCGCCTTTGCCACTTTGTCGAGGTCGATGTCATAGCCGTCTACCGTGTAGACCTGTCCGCCATCGTGGATCGTCTCTTTGAACTCATCCACATCAAACCCGGCCCGGTTACTCACCAACCAGTTCGGGTCGTTGTACTTGTGAGCATGGTCCACCATGTGCTGCACCATGTCGTTGTAGCAGCGGATCAGGCCCTCGATCTGATCCGCCTCGCCCATACCGATCGCGTTATTGGGTATCTCGTAATCGTAGAGCGGCACGAACGGGGCGAGCCCGTGGTCGTCAATAGCCGGTTCCTCGGCTAAGAATTGCTCCTTGGTGAAAAAGGTCCACTTGCCGTTGGGGTATTTCTTCTGCCGCTGTTTCTTCCCCTCCTCGTCCACGGCGGCTTTGCCCGTCACCGCATCTATCACGTCCTCCATCGTCTCGTCGCTCTTGGTCCAGACCTGATAGACGGTTGCGAAATAGGCTTCGAGTTCAAAGTCATCCGCATCGCCCCACTTGAACGCCTTCGCCCGAGCGCCGTCCTCGTCGTGAATGGAGGCATCAGGCTTAATCTCAGAGGCACCGAACCGCTCCTTGATCCACGAGAGCGGCATCGAGGATACCCGCCCGCACAGCGGCGCCTTCCAGGGGTCGGAGTAGCCGGGGGCGATGAAAAACTCCTCGGGGTCGAACACCTCCACGTCCAACTCGCCGCCCCACCCCTTGAGCGGGTCAAACATCACCTGTGCCCACCCGACCTTCTTGACCATGGCGTAGATCACCATGTGGAGCATCTTGCGCTGCATCTCACAGGTGTCCCAGGCGTATTTCAGCCCATCGGAGTAGCCCTGCGCGAGCTTCTGGAGAAAGGGCTTTCGCGCCACAACCGACTGTATGGGCCGAGCGTCAGTGAGCATGGGGGCTGTCTGCATGACGGTGGAGAACAGCAGATTCACCACCGGCTTCGAGTTGTAGGGCTTGAGCTTCTTCTCGTCCCATAGTTCGCCACGAAACAGCTTCTCGTAGCGGGCCATCTGCTCGCGCACCGGCTTCTGATTCTTGCGAATCGCATCCACCGTGTCGCGCAGCTTCTTGTAGCTGCCCTCCAACTTGGCGGGCTCGCCCTTTTTCTTTTTCCCAAGCATTAGCTTCTTACCCTTCTCAGGCCCTTCCGTGCGATGATGTCCTCCCGCTCACGCTTGGTGTCGACCCACTTCCCGAGACCGGGGTCGTAGCCGGGGGTGAAGTCAAAGGTGAATGCGAAGGGGGTAAAGACTTGTCGCGCCTTACCGCCGCACTCGGGGCAGTTCGCGGTGTGCTCCTGCTGCATCATCTGTAACTCGTCCCACTCGCGCTCGCACTTGTCGCAGTGAAAGGTGTACAGTGGCATCAACGTCGCACCGGCGAGGCGGGCATACGCTCGCGCATCCGCATCAGCGGCTCGGTCATGCCCCGGAGCCCCTGCGGACGAGACTCAAAGAGGTGATCGCTTCGGGTGAATCGGTCCACCCCCTGCGCCTGTGCCATGAGTTGTCCGAGCTGCTGCGCGTCCATCTGCGCCAACAACTCGCTCAAGATTCCCGTGCTAATTGGCAAACCGCGCCTCCCACTTGTTTCGCTTCGCTTTGCGCTGCCGCGCCTTGTGCCACGCCCAATCGCGTTTCGCCCGGCGCTCTTGCTCGCCGTGCTTCCAATGGGCGGGGGCGAAGTGCTCAATGGTCTGAATCATCATCCCCGCGCTATCGAGCACGTCATCGTCGTTTTTATCCACATTCGGGTTGTACCAATCCATCTGATCGGCCAACTGCTTGACCTCTACCGCGTACTCCCCGTTCTCGTCCGCCAGCAGCCGCGCCCGCTCCGCCCGGATAAAGGCTCCGATGGTGCGGTTCAGCTTGTCGGTCTTGTCGGCCATGCCCTGCCGGGTGGGGATGTCCACGAACTCGGGCCAGCGGAACCCGCTGATGCCCTGCACCGCCTTCTCAAGCGCGTGTTCCAGAAGCGGCATAAGCGCCTTCTGGAGCCCAAGCTCGATCCCTACCCGCCATGGGCGGTAGTGGAGAATCTTGCGCACCAGAATCTCTACGATGCGCTCCGGTTTCTCCTTGTAGCCCTGGGCCTCAACAAAAAAGGCGGTCGATGGATCGGTTGTATCCACCGCCGCCACGCTTATGCCGGTCTTATCCGAATACTTGGTCGCCGTGGCCGCCGGGTCCACGGTGATGTAGTATTTCACCGTCTGCGGCAACTCCCGAAAGATCGGATACGGCGGGGGAAACAGCCGGTCCTCCTTTGGGGTGGTGTCCAGCATGTACTGACAGGAGAAGTCGTATGGGGTCATGCGTTTTCGGCGCTTCTCCAAGATCGTCTCGTTGAAGAACTTGTAGACGAACTTGTTACCGATCTTTGCGGGCATCCACACGCAATTCTCTTTGGGGTACAGCCCCTCCTTCCAAATCCGGTGGTAGAGGTCGCGGTAGAAGTACGGGGTGCCGATCATCTTGTCGACCGCATCAGGGTCGAGAAGCGGCTGAATACCCGACCACCACTCGTCTACCTTCTCCAATTGGGTCGCGCTTGAGACGGTCTCCTTGTCAATGATGTCGTCATAGACATGGAAATCGTAGTGCTTTCCGGTAACGCTCTGCCCGACGCCCCACGCCTCAAGCTGGTTGTCCGCAGGGACGTAGCCCTCGTCCTTGGGGCGATGAATGGTAAACTGGTCCTGCTGGTTGACCTCCCACTTGTCCCGTGGCCTGTCGTACTCGGGAAAGAGCTTTTGCAGGAGCGGCCTATCGAAGTAGGTCTTGATGACCGCCACGCGGTTCGCGGCCAGCTTCGCGGTCTTGGTGAAAAACCCGATCCGGTGATTGGGGTCCGCGAGAATCTGGCGCACAATCCACACTTGCACCCACGAACTCTTGAGATGGTCGCGGGCGTACATCAGAAGCGAGTCGCCGGGCTTGTCGAGTTCCCGACACATGGCGCGGTGGAACTTGGGGTCGAGACGCTTTCGGCCCTTGGGGGTGTCGAAGAGCTTGAGTACCTTCACGCCGAGATAGTAGGTGTCGGTCTGGCACTTCCAGCGCATCCACCACCATGTCGCCTTTTCCTCGTCTCCGTGCTCTTCAAGGAGTTCGGCGTACTTGCGCTTTTCCTCGGCTGTCATCAGCCATACACCGCCACCGACCCTGCACTGAGTTGCACCCGGCTGATATGGCCCTCAATCAGCACCCCGGTGGGGAGGGCTTGCGCGGTGTAATTGGTGCCGTTGAGCGTGAGATTCGCACAGGCGGTGCTTGCCTCCAGGGCCATGATGCCGTGGTAATCGACACTGGCGTGATTATCTGTGTCTGAAATGATCGTCTGAATCGCGTAGCGCATATCTTTCTCCTATACCAATGTTGGCAGCACTTCTAACTCCACGATCTCCCCGTAGCCTGACCACATCGGGGTCGTGATGTGGGGCTGGAGCCGCCATGTGCCCGCCTCGTCCAAGTCTCCGCTCACTGTCTGATACTGCACCGCGTCGGTCCCGTAGAGCGTCGCAGTCCACGAGCCGGTTTCCCCGCTCGGGGTGGCGTAGTAGAACATCAACGCGCTTGCGTCACTGATATTCTCATCAACCGTGTAGCGGATATAGGTTCCCGTATCTCCACGAAATACCATCGCATTACCTCTTAATGGTCCCGGTGAAGTTCACCACCTTCTGCACCCCGCCTGAGAGCACAACGCTTCGGGCAATGCTGCCGTGCAATTCCTCCACCGGGGGATTGATCCCCCACGGCGCGGTGCCGAGGAGAATCGCCCCGCCGTCACCCTCATAAATCAGGTGCCATGTGTACTCGGCGGCACCACCCATTTTGATGCCCGCGAATACGACGATCTCAATATCAACCGTGCCGCTACAACTCACCCCGCCTGTGGCGGTGTCCTGCATGGCGTAGATGGCCTCTGCCGCACCCGCTGTGGTGAGCCCGCCTTCGGTGTCGTACAGGAGCGTCCAACTTGCCTCGGCCTCGCCGCCGGTT